GACATTTGCAGTGAGTTTGATGTTGATAGAAGTTGCTGGATTGTCAATAGCAACCTCTTTGGTTACATACTTAGCAATTCCAGAACTGTTCTTAGATTGAGTTTCTGCGATGAAGTCAACACCAGTGGTGTATTCAACTCCAGATACTTCAATGAATCTTGCCTCATCCTCTGGTTGATTTGGATAGGACAAAAGGTCACCAACACGGAAGATATCATCTAGTTGTGCATCAACACTTGCATTTCTAGTAAATGCTTGACTATCAATAATTCTTCCAGTGTAGTCATCGTTGAGTGGTTGCTTGTCATTGACAATCGTCAGTTTGACAGAATCTGCATCCCACAGAACAATCTTACCTGTGATTGTATTGTCATATGTTTGAGCAGGAACAGATGGGTTTCTGCCAGTGATATATGTTGGTGGTGCTACTGTATTTGGAATCTCAAATTCAAACTTAGTAACACCTGTGTCACCAACTGTAATTGCATTTGCAAATGTGTCGCTACTAAAAGAAAGTTCTTCGCGAGCTACAAATGTGTTAACAGAAGTGATCTTCACAAATACGGTGCTTCCATCTACTTTAACGACAACACCCTCTGCTTTGGTCGTTCCACCAGTAACTCTTTGATCGAGACTGATAACTTCGTTACCAGAAACACCAACAACAGACATAGAGTAAACAGAATAGAAAGATAGAACTTGATCTCTTCTGCCATACCTGTCTTCACGACCCAGTGGATTTTCAACTCTATTTGTAATTGTCTTGACCGATGCTCTAGAGAGATCGATAACTGGAGACAGATAAGATACAGAACTAGAAAGGTCTAGTTTGTATACGAGAGAGTTATTAATATTGTTGATTGTTTCGTTGATTTTAGAAGCAACAATCTTTTGATTGATAAAGAAGAAGTCTTCGTTCAGGAAGGTTCTTTCAAAATCAGTCTGACTATAAGATGCAAATGTGTTAACATTATCATCTACAGGAGAAATATTTGTTGTCTTAATGAAGCTATCAATCTTTGTCTGACTAAAAGTTAGATTAGGAATTGCAGCAAACAACTTCTCAAACTTTCGGTTGTACGATGCTAGTACAGATGTACCACCACCAAATGCATTTCCAGATGCTCTGACTCCAGATGTGATGTTGTATGAATCAACACCGTGGTTTGTAATTTGATATAGATTAGAGTTTAGTTGAGATGCTGTGATACCACCAACATCTAGTGCAGACTTGAAGAACACATAAGAATTTCCAGAGTCAAAACCATTGTCTCTATGTGAAACTTTGACAATCTGGTTGTTATTCTTAAAGAGGGAAGATGTTGCAGTTGTGTTAGACTCTGCATTAGTCTCGATTGGATTTGCTTCTAACAATTCATAACCGAGATCTTCGTTAGTCAGCATCAGATTTGCTGTTCTAGAGATATCAAATTCTGCTCTGTGTAGTCTGAACTTAATGTCCTCAAATAGATCTTCAGTCCAAGAATCAGAGTTTTGAGACTTAAAGAGAGATCCAAGTAGTGGTTGTGTAGTAACAATTTGACTGGTTGCAATTTCAGTCTCACCTAGTCTAGAACCCCAGAGCTCATAATCAATCGAGTCTGTCTCGATTGCCATTGCATACTCAGTATCATTTTCCAGATAAACTGGATTGTCAAACTTAAAGTTTGTTGGGGTGATCGATTGAGTTTGACCTTCTTCGTCGATAGCGATACCCATTCTCACTGCGGGTGTATCGATAGTAATCTCAGATTCGATTACTGCACCAGCGTTTCCATTGCCAGTTCCTCTCAAAACAATAGCAGGTGGTTCTGTATATCCAGATCCCTGAAGATTGATTTCAGTGTGATATACTTTACCGCCAGAAACTCTTACGATAGCAGTTGCATTACCGCCACCTGGGAGTTGTGGACTTTCGATCGTGATGATTGCAGAATCGTAGTTGCTACCAGTGCTCTTAACTTTTAGTCCAGTTACTCTACCAGAATCTTTAGCAATTCTTAGAGATAACTGAGTGTTATTTGCAGCATTAGATTGTGCAATAGAATCAACAGACAGTGCTTCGTCTTGTACAAAAGACTTACCGTTGTTGTTGCTGAGAACTAATGTATATACTTGATCATTAGCAAGTGTGAATACACCAGTTGTGCTAGGACTTACTTCAATGTTATTCTTATCAATAACTCTGGAGATAGGACCAGAAGCATTAGAAGTTCCTCCAGTTACCAACTCATCACGGTTAATTGTTAGCGTGTCGCTAGCAACTACTTTAAGGAAGGTTTCAGGAGTTAGAACTTTTTGTGTTCCAGGAATGATATTCTTGCCTGGTTTACCACTGATAACATCAGTTAGGTATACTCTCAGTGGAATATTGTCAGACTTTTTATTGAAGAAGAGGTCAACGCTGGTGACAAATACACCACCATCAAAACCTTCTACCTTAAATGTCTGAGCAAATGGGTTAGGTCTAATTGGATTTTCTGTATTGCTATCTACAATCTGAGTTCCTTCATTAGATTTGAAGAATGCTGGTTTTGTAGAAACGATAGAGGATGGATTTTCAGGTAGAGCTCCAGTTGCGTAGAACTTGACTTCTGCGAATGTTTCAACCTGTTCTTTAGGAGCATCAGATGCACTAGAAGTAAATCTGATAGTCTTGACGCCTGCGGTGAATCTAATCTCACTAGCGTCCGAATCATACGAGACAGTATCTACATTGCCTGTCCAGATAGCATTCTCTCTAGGTGGTTTTCCAGCAGGAACCAGAATAATACCGCTAGCATTACCGTTGCTGTCTGTAGTAATAGTGCCATTGAATGCAGATAGAGAGTTGCCAGCAATTCCAGTATACTTGAGGTCAGGGTTGACCCATCTGGAGATGTCTCTGCCTTCCATGAAGACATAAACTCTGGTGTTTGGTTTCAGTCTATTGATGACAAACTTGACTGGAATGCTTCTAGCAAAGAAGGACAGTGAAGTTGCAATCACATTCGATCCAACACCTTTGGTGCTTAGACCTTTACCAATCTCATTGTTCTGTGGACTGATGTTAGAAGAACTTCCTACAGACGCAGATGTTACAGACGAATCAGCAACATTAGAGTTGACATCTGCAAAAGAACCTATGTTAAAGAACGACTGATTTGCACCAATCCAGTTAATTTGATATGAGTTGTGTAAACTGGAGAAAGAATCTAGCAGTTCTTCTTTCGCCAGGAAAATAGAATATAGGTTGGTGTTGTTATCTGTAACTAGTGGAGCAACAGATGTGTCATACCATGTATCTACAGCAGGTCCGATGAACGAATCGCCAACATACTGGAGAACAACAAATGGGTTTGGATTTAGAGTCTTGGTAGCAAAATTGTTACCTAGCAACTCTAGTTGGGAGTAAGGAAGTGTAACAACATCACCGCTTCTTTGATATCCAGATACAGATCTTTGATCGTCTCTGGTGTTCATCTCTTTGAGTCCGAAAGAATCTTCTCTGGACTGTGGACGCAGAACAGACTGCTGGGTGTCAATAGCACATCTGTAGTCAAGAGATCTTAGAGATCCAATCTTATGAGACTCAAAATTGTCTACAATGAAACCACTCTTGAATCTATTGAATCCAGATGGATCGACAACCTGCATGTTTAGAGCTTGCTGCTCTAGAATGCTCAGAGTGGTGTAATACTCTAGACGCTCAATACGCTTTTCTAGTTTACCGATATCGCGCATTGTGTAGCGACGATTATCGACAGTAGTGATTCTTACATCCTTGCTGGTCTGGGTGAATGCTGGGATGTACATGTAGTACAGAGCAATAGCATCACTGATAGGATCGGGTTTGGATGGGTTGAGAGAGGAATTGCCTTCCTTGACAATAAACTGACCTTTTTTATTGAGGAATACACCATCAATACGATCTAGGTATTGTGTTTGAGTAAAGGAGAATGTGTACTCAAGATTCTTATCTGGTGCTGGTGTGCTTGCTACAACACCACCAGTTCCAGTGTAGGATCTGTTATTTGGTGCAGAAAGAATAGACTTGTTCTGGAAACCACTAACGATTGCATCATTATCAATCTTAGGTCTGAAGTCTAGAACATCTTTCAGAGAAACTTTACCAAGTGTTGGTGAGTTAAAAGATGGAATCTCATCACCACCGACACCTGCTTCATGTAGATAAGAATCTACTGTGCAGAAATCGCCAGCAGTGTGATCAAAATAGTCGAATGCAACAACTAGTTGACCTGATGGAGGATTGAATCCTGGTTTGATTACAATTCTGGAAATATCGTAAATGGTGTCTCTTTGACCATCATCAAATGTAAATCTATTTGTGATGTCAACACCATTGACTAGGTTTCCATTTCTGTCAACAGTTGGTGGTTCAGTTGGAGAACCTTCATACACATATCTGAGACGGAAAGCATCAGAGTAACTATAAACATTCAGAGATTCTGTATCGTAATCTCTACCTCTGAATGGGATAACTCTATCACCAGTAGATTCAATGATGATTCTCTTATTGATGTTTGCTGTCTTCAGTCTTGGTTTTGCTTTAGATACCTCTAGGGTAGCAGTCAACTTCAGTGTTGGATATGTACCGCCAGTTGGAATAGTTCCAAAGTAATCAGCAGGCAAGCTCAGTTTGACACTACCAGATGTCAGACCACTAGCAGCATCTGTGGATGCTTTGATTTCAACCTGACTTTGAGTGATGTATACAATATCACCATCGACAATGTTTGGTGCAGCACCTGCATCCAAAACAGTAACAATGAAGTTACTTTCACTGAATGAAACAAATCTTTGAGTTCCGAATGGCAATTGAGCAGCAAAGGTGATTTTTCCTTCACCACCAGCACCAGTAGAAACAAAGTCTCTTCTGAGGTAGTATTTGATCTTAGAATCTTCGCTATCTGCAACGATAGAACTTACCTGACTAGATCCAGTCTTATACAGTAAGGTTCCTTGGTTGAAGTTAGAAATTTTTGGTCTAACTCTAACAACAGTTGTGTTAGTTACATTTTCAGGTAGAGATCTGTCAAAGTATACACGAGACTTATCAACACCAGCAGGGATTGTTGCTTGCTGAACAATCGCTCTGATTAGTTCTCCACTATCATCAGTGAACTGAACTAGATCTCCGTGCTGTAGATAAGTAGATGCGTTGCCACCAAAACCATTACATTCGATATACTTTCTTCCTTTGTATCCAGTGAATGTAAAGTCAGTAACAGATACCAGATCTGCATACTGTTCACGATTGATCTCAATATCGGATGTGAATGTATTTGCGTTACCAGAACCAAACTCAGAATAGAAAGACTTGACATTCTGAGGGGTGTAAGTTGTTACTGCGTTTCTTACTAGAATAGGTGTGATGACTGCAGCAGATGGATTGCCTCCACCAAATCCTTGGATAACCTCGACCAAAGGTGGTTTGGAATATTCTACAGATACTGCATCTCTGTTTACAATATTGATTTTGAAAATTCCACCAGATCCATCTAATCCAACGGAAATCTTGGAGTCATCATAGATAACACCATTGATTCTGAGTGTTGTTCCAGAGACATAGTTTGCACCTCTCTCATTTGAGATGAAGTGTGAGATTGTATTATCTTTTGCAATTCTGATAGAGTTGCCACCTTCATCAACGATAACCTCACCGCTACGGAAGTTGCCAAACAACCCTTTGACCATCAAAGTTTTGCCAGCAGTGTATACTCCAGTTGATGTTCCTTCGACAACACCATATGCGCCAGATGTCAAACCATAGATATATTGTCCTGGTGTGAAACTACCTGCTGCTGTAATAGGAGCATCAAGTAGAATCTTGGTGAAGAAAGTTGGATCGAAGTAAGAAAGACTGAATGTTGTGTTATAGGTTGCATCGCCATTAGCAAGTCTGCCTTTGGAAGCAACAACATCAGTATCAATGTTGAAACCAGAACCTTTTTGAGTTAAAGTAAAGTTGCTTGGTTTTGTAATACCAACTACAGGAGTAATTGTTTCGTTATAGTCTACAATCGTTCCGAATGGAATCGATCCCTGAGTCTGTGCATCAGACTTGGTGTAGTAGAGATATCTCTTTTTATTTGCATCACCTTCATCATATTCAATCATGAAGTTGTCCAGATAATCTTTCTGGGCAGTGATTGTAAGTTCTAGGAATGTGACTGTTGGGTCACTATTAATCTCGATTCTGGGAACTCTAGCAAATGAAATTACAGATACTGTGTTTACAACAGATGGAGTCTCATCAGTGTTTCTTGCCTGCACAAACCACAGGTTGCCAATCTCAGAAACAAAGTTGTCTCCAGTCAAACCAGCAACAGTAGTTGCATAGTTGTTCTCAATTGCAAGATAGATTGTTTTGATACCTTGGTTGATATCAAAGAATGTACCTCTTCTAGAAAGAGTCTGTTTGACTGCATTTGCTGCTTCGGTGTCATTCAGACCAAGAGATCCATCGTTGAATGCAGCAGACAGATATACATCTGGATATGCTGTTAGTTCACTGCCCTCAGCGTTGAGTGGGATGCTACCAAATGTATTTGTGATGCTGTAAGTTGGGAGACCCTTTGTCTTGACTCTAATGTCCTCTCTGTTGAGAGTCTCGCGTGCCTTGTTAACAGGAACATACTTAGTTTCTTTGTTAACAATCTCATATCCTTTTACATATGCCTTACCAGGACCGATGCTAGCAATCAATTTGCTGTCCGCATCTGCCTCTGTAAGACCGTTGTAAGTGCCGTCAGCACCTTCTGCATACACACCAAGGTTTCCGTCCTTCTGGCGGTATTCTCTGACATCTAGGGAGAAGTTATCTACAACATAGTCACCAGACTCATCGTATGTTCTTCTTGCAAGAGTCTGCTCAAGTAGGTTGTAATCAGTCTGAGACACCTGAGACTGAATAGATCCGTTCTTGATAGAAAGGAGTTTGATAAAGTTGTTATCAGTTTTTTGATCTAGATCGTATGATACTAGAGTCAGGTTAATGCTTAGTCTGTGTGCTCCAGGAGCAGAATAGTTAGAAGATCCAATGGAGTTATCATATAGAGAAGAATCTTCCTCTGGAGTTACAATCTTCTCTTCGATCTTGAATCCAACCTTTGCAGATGGATTATCGTAGTATTTGTTTACGATTAGAAGTTGTGCCGCATTGCGGACAAAATAACCGTTGACAAAGTAAATACCTTCTTCTACCTTAACAGCAGAAGCATATCCCATTGCAGGACTGTCTAGGTTTGAGACTTCGCTTGTATCAGGATTAGTAACAGAAATACTAGTAGGAAGTACGCTACCATCTGTTCCAACAACCATTAAAGGTGTATTAACACCATTTACAACCTCTAGAGTTTCACCCTGTCTGAATGTCTCTTCGTTGCCAGCATCACCACTGTTTGTATAGTTTACAAACATTACATCAGATGTGGTTTCAGTTGCAATTGCAGAAGACACAACAGTTGCAACTACACCAGAAGTCAGACCCCTAACCTGTCTTCCATCGAGTTGAGTGATATCATATTTTTTATAGACAATCTGTCCATCCTGATTAACAGGAATCTCGGAGACAGAAGAAAGCTTGACAAATTGGAGTTTGGTATTAAAACCAACCTCGCCAGGAATTACTAGCTCGCCTTGCTTAAATGCATACTTACCAAATTGTTCAATCTGGTTTTGTAGCAACGACTGAAGTTGAGTAAGTTCTCTGCCCTGGATAGCAAACCCAGGACGGAAAAGAACTTTATAAAAATTTTTGTCAGTATCAAAATCGTCGTAGTAGGGTGCTACGTTTAGATTAGTTTTTTGAGGCATCTCAACCAGTCTCTAAAGGTGTTCGTTTTAGAACTCGATTACTAGCTTGATGTCCTCAATTTGGTCAGCAGCTCTAGTAATCTGTCTTCTATTCTCTATGTATACGATTTCCCCAGAGTTTGGTTCAATTTCTGGAGATGCAAGACCGCCTGTAAACGCAATGTCAGACACAGTTCCGCTCTCAGAAGTGTCTACATTTCCAGAGGTTGTGGAGGATGCTCCAACAATAGCATTAGCAGCGTTAGATTCAAACGCTCTAACAACACCACTGTCACTATGTAGTTCGGGAGATTGGTAATACTTTAGAACTCCAGTGGAGGAATCCCAAGATACAACTTTACCAAATGCAGTGCCACCAGATACTGCCTGGAAGATGTCTTCGTCAACTGTATAGTCAGAAGAAGCGCCAGATACAACCATTGCAGATGTGCCACGCAGAGTAGCAGAATCAGCAAAGTCGGTTGTTCCGTAGTTATATGGGTCTTGGATGATACCGATGCGACGGAAATCGTTGTCAACGGGGAAGTCACCTGCACCTTCATCATAGGTGAGGCGAATGTTGGTCATGATTCTCTTAGCAAAGAGTTCATTTTCTGCGTCAGAACCATGTCCTCCCTTTGGAGAAATGACTAGTTCGATAGCAGCAGTGCCACTAAATGCACCTGCCGCAGCAGTTAGACCAGAATCTGTGAATACCTCACCAGTTACTAGTGTGAGGTTTCCGTAGGAGTAACCAGAACCGATTGCTTCCATGGATGCACTTGTAACGCTTCCAGAAGCGTCTGTAGTGAGTTTTACAACTGCTCCGCTACCATCGCCCTTAACAGATGTGTAAAGCGTTGCAGAAGCAGGAAGTGCGATTCCAGCATCTTTGATTACAGCAACATGAATAGCACCATCAACTGCAAGTGCTTCTACCTGTGTTCTGCTGAGTTCTGTAGACTCAACAATAGGCATGAAGTCGGTAGACAAGAATGCTAGAACATCACCAGTAGGAACAGTGAAAATGTGCTTCCAAATGTATCCTGCTGTTCCAGCGGGTTCAGAGTAGATGCCATTTGCAAAGGAGCCTTGACCAGTAGAAGGTTGAGACTTTGGTTCATATGTGGCATTCTGACCAGTTGGATTGGCTGCACTCTCACCATTGTAGATGCACTTGAATACTTCATACTGTGAATTCATTACATAGAATTTGCCTTCGGAAAGACTAGACTGACCAGTTGCAGTATCCTTACCAACAGCACCACCGCCACCTGGGGTAGGTGCATAGTTAGGACGATACATATCGAACTTTGGATTCAGAGTCAAGTTCCAGTTGTAGCGTGGAACAACTAGTCTTGCAAATGGAGCAGTGATTCTTTTAGCAGCAACTAGTTCGTTATAGATTGCTAGTTTCTCGCTGTAGTTATCCAGTGGTGTTGGGGGTGCTTCTTCGGTAGCGTATCTATAGGTGCCAGACTTTGCTGTAGCACTAGATGTAGCACCTGTAACTGTTGTTCCAAAAGGAGGTGTTGTAGTTGCGGTTGGAAGAACATTAGTAATGAGAAGGCTGTTCTCATTAGCTTCTGCAACGGTTCCAGACCATCCACCACCAGAAACGGTTTCTCCAGTAGAGAAAGTTCCGCTGATGTTGAAGATCTCTAAATATGCATCCCACCTTGCAGATCTTCCAACGAAGAAATACATCCTTGTACGAGCAGCATCCGCATCGTTAGCGCCTTCGCTTAAGGATTCTAGGAATTGCTTCGCATTAAAAATTCTAAACTTTTCCGAAATGATAGCTGCCATAACACTGGTCTCTGTATAGTAACGCTGAATCCGAGTTATTTATATTTATTTATGGGAGCAATCTTATCATTGCACCAACGGTATGCACCTCTATAGGAGTATTGTTGACTCCGCGTGTGCAACCTAAGAGACGATCAGATAGCTTACTCGTATAACTAATCTGCTCTCTTTCGATCAGGATTGTTCCTGATGCTGGTAATTTTGATGTCTCGCAGTAAACAATCTCACCAGTAGGCAAGAAAGTCGTGTCATAGTTACCGATTCTATTGAATTTGCCGATTCCATCAGGTAAAGTTTCGTTTGGAATCAACACAACTCCTGCTTGAGAACCATCATTGAATAAGTCAAATTGACCTGCAACGATTCTCTGCTCATATGGAGATGTAGCAAATCCAGTTAGACCACCATCGCTATATCTACCACCAATGAAATGTCCGAATCCCCAGTCAACCCAGATGTCAGATCCTGTCATACTAGCGCGGAAATCATTGATATTTGTCAATCCACCAGCAACAGAAACATAGATGTAAACAACATTGTTGCTGATAACATAGTATCCATCTGGACTATTGTCTGGATATCCAGAAGAAGAAACTACAGACTCATCTAATAGAACGGGAGTAAAATCTCCTTGTTCTGGTAGTGGAGATGTTTGCAATTCAACCAAGTAGTTATTGATACTAGGACTTGCTAGATTCCACTTGACACCATTAATAAAGTGTCCAGTAGCATTATCGAAGTCTTCAATAGTAAATCCATACTGATTCAACTCTTCAATAGTGTAACCAGTAATAGGTTGACCGCCAGTAGATAGAATGTTTCCAGTATCTTGGAATGGTCTCCACTGAGGAATCGCAGCACCAGCAATGCCAGAAGAGTAAGTTCTGACGCGGTTAATTGGATTTGTGGTGTCTAGGATTCCAATCTCATATCCAAATACTTTTTCTGTGATAGTAGTAAGCAGTGGTTGAGACTCGATGGATCTGTCAATATTGAAGTAGCGGACATGAGCATCACTACCAGCAGAAGTTGTTGTTGGAACTGGGGATGTGCCAATAGATGTAGGTCCGAATAGTACAATCTCTTTGCTGACTTTGAATGTTGATTTGAACTCAACTAATCTGTCTAGAGTGATTGTGATTCTAGGAGCATTTTGTGGCAGTGTAATCTGTGCAGCAAATGCACTTACACTTTCAATACCAGTAACAAAGTCAACAATAAATGCAACATTAACTGGCGACCTCTTGCTGATTTGATTTGCAAACTGCAATGTAACAAAAGAGTCAACTTTTCTGTTGTTACCTTTGATCAGATCATACTTTCTACTGACAATAACCTTTGGAGCTTCTGTATATCCACTACCAGGATCAACTAATACAATGTCAACAATTTGTCCTTTAGTGACAATGACTTTTGCTTTTGCACCACCACCCTGTTGATTTACAGGTACAAAGTGTAGTTCTGGTGCAGTGTCATAACCATATGCTGTGGTTGGTTGAATAATATTGTTGTCATAGTACAGTTGTAGATCTTTTCTATTCCACTCAATACCATTTACCTGACCATTTTCAATGGTACAAGTTACACTGAGTCCAACACCTTTAGTCTCACCGTTGTAGTTTGTCGTACCTACAGATCCATAGAACTTAGATGAAATCTCAGAACCATCTCTGTAATCTTTTGGATTTACAAACTGTGGTAGTTTCTTGATAGTTCTGAAATCTTTCTCGCCATCAATTCTAATTCTGTCACCAGCGTTTAGATTTGCCAGACCATTTCTTTGGACATAGAAAGACTCATCCGCTTTTACACTGTCATACAACCATGCAGAAGAGTCCCTCTGCATTCTTCTGTTTCCAAATTCATCTAGTTGATAGACTAGCGTAGAGGTCATACCTGCAACCTCAAGTTCATCATAATAACCTATGTAATCTGTTGAGAAGAAAACTGATGCAGACCCGTTGAACACTGGGTTTTGACCTGCAATCGTTAGTAGTACAGATGTATTACTAGACTGCTCCAAACGCTTGATCTTACCGATCATGTGTTTGATAGATCCATCCTTTTGATAAGCAAATACCTCTTTATCATAGTTTGTATTAATCAATGTTTTGAGGTTATTGAAGCTGTTTGGTACGCTGTCGGAAATAGTCAGGGACAAACGGTTCAGGTATGTATTCGCTTCAAAATCGTGCAGAGTAATCGTCTGATCTAGTTCTCTTCCATATAATAGTATCAGTTCAACTTTGTTTTGATTGTTGATAGGTGTAGAGAACCTGATAGCAGGACCATTAATGTTGTAAGAATCAGTTCTTTGCATTACACCATCAATGAATACTAGCAAGTAGTTTGCATCATCAATAGTTTGAACTTCATCATCTTCCTTTCTGATGATAATGAATGGACCAGCAGACCCATCAAGGATACCAGAGGTGTCTAACTTACAACGCTTGTAGTTACCTACACCATGCATTGCAATGTTTTCGACCGCCAATGGTTCCTGTACAGTCTTAGTATTCTCACCTTGGTTCCAAATTGGAGCTCCATTGAACACAACTTGGTTGGGTGTTTGAGTTTTATCAATATAATATGCACCATCATGCTGTAAAATACCACTGATGGAGATAAACAGGTTTTCGTCCTTATCTGTATATACGGGAGATCCGTCCTCGTAATACAAATCAAATACGGTATTCTCGTTATTTACATAGTCGGGGTTAGAAACTTCAACTGCACCAGGACCTGTAATCAAGGTTTGCTTGAGGTTGCTATATAGAGAATCCAGTGCTGAAGCGACTTCTTCGCACTCACTCAGTGTTCCATTGACTAGCAGTGGATCTGGTAAAATGTTCTTATTGGTGTATGTTCTTAGAGACGACCAGTATCCAGTCAAGTTTGGATTTTCTGGTGTGACATCCATTCTATCTGGACCACCTTCAAGAATCTTCTCTACAATTAGAGCATAGTTTGTGATAGCACTTTCTACTTCAGCACATTCAGGTGCAACTGTATCATCACGAACAAGAGGATCTGTGACTGGTGCGATAATAGTAGAACCAGAGATCTGATTCTTCATTGCAGCAATCATTAGATCTCTAGCAACATTGTATGCATATACAGTCTCATTCAATTCATTCTTAACATGATTCAGCTTATAGTTGTTATAATAAGCATTGCCAAACTCAACAATTTTCTGGTTGCCGCCCCATCTCAGAGAATAGACAACAGCATCGACAAGAATGCCTGTGTCTCTAAAGCAGAAGTCTTCTGCTCTGACCCATGCTTCGATACCAGTGTTTACCGTAGTTGTAGGAGCAGTGTTATTTTGCAGAGCATCAGTTAAGATACCAAACAGAGTCGTGATTGCAGAGTTTACATTTGTGCAGTCAGGAACAAGGACAATGCCAGGATCTGTAACGGAACCTCTGTTGTTGATTGCTTCGATGCAAAGATCTCTTGCAAAGTTAAAACCATAAATTGATTCTGTTCGTTCTCCATCTAAAGCGTCGTGATCTGTGAAGTATTTGTTGGTTGTAGCGATAGTAGCAGAGTTTCCACCTCTACCAGTATCTTCAGCAACTGCAGCAATTACAATCTTTAAATCTCTAGCACACTTATCTGTGGCATAATCAGAACCATATTTGCTATCTAGTTCAGCAATAGTTTGATTTACGATGTCCTGTAAGTTTTCGTAAATTAGTCTTCTAGAATCTTTGAATCTATATGCTTCTTCAGGAACACCAGGATATGTAAAGTTGGGGAACCTATCATAAATCCTATGTGCTGCTTCTCTTTGGATATTTACTTTGTTTGCTTCAATAAGAGTCGAAGCATCATAGAATGTTCCAGTGTT